CTTTGTTGTTATAGGTGCCTTCCCAAGTCATGGTAACAAGGGCAAGCGGGAATGGTGCGTTACAAATAACTCGCAGATCAGCATCCCTTCCCTTCGCCATGATGGGAACAATGTTTTCTGCGGTGCGTAACATAGGAGCTTGGTTAAAGCTAGTCAGGTCGGAAGTGATCTGAGGAAGAGTAAGCTCAAACTCATTACGTCCAGGAACATTAAGAGTAACCTGGAAGGGACCAGACTCGTGACTATAAAGACGGACACGATGAACAATAGGTGGATTCAGTTCATCAGCCACTTTGTCTTTTTTAACATAGAAACCAGGGAACCGGGCATCAGCGGTGATCTGATAACCAAGAGCAAACTGCTGACTGGTTTCGTCATTTGGTATCGCCACATAGTACTGCTGTCCTACTGGAGCACCAGCATCATGTTGGAGATCTAGATACTGAACATAAGCAGCATCAGTCGGAGTAATGAAAACAAGACAAGGCTGAGCATCAGCAATATCAGCACCTTCCTTGAAGAAGATACGCGTTTCATCAGCTCCAGCATCATAAGAAGTTTCAGGATTATAATCAAAGAGATCCATGCGGAGATCCACATAGTCCCCTTCAAATAAAATTGCGCCACCTGCGCCTTCGGTAAGAAGGTTCATTTGACACAAAGCTACTCCGTTGTCTGTTTGGATAGCCATAAAGACTTCATCCTCAACAAACTCCATCATGCGGATCTCACCGGGGAAGGTCCACTTAAACCAAGACGCCATAAGACGCTCTTGATTCTGAGTATAATACCGGAAGAGATAAGCAGAGTTAGGTTCCTGAATGGAACGAAGACCAAACACCGAAGCACTCAACGTGTTGGTGATGGCAGTAATACCAGTAGGAATATAAGAAGGAATAAGCTTACTAAGATCTGTCTTTAGGGGCGGCGTGTCGATGTTAATCGTCAGCTCAGTAACAGAAATAGATTTGGAGTTTTGTTCCGTAATGACCAGGGTATTGCCAAGGTCAACTGGTTTAACGTTGTTGCTATGACTAAAGGTAGACAGGGCATTCAATTCAGCCGTAGCTGGAGAGAACGCTTCCGTCCGTGTCTGCAACATATATTGTGCGTTGTCGGCAAAGGCCAGCAAACCAACAGGCTGCTGAATAGCATACCGAAACTCAATACGAGTCTTAGAACCTGCCGATAGGTCAATTGGATCGCTATCGACAATAGTAATAACAGTAGACGGATAGAAATCAAGGAAGCTTCCTGCCTGTGAACAAACAACGTTTTCGTTGCTCATTAGGACAAGACGGTTCTTGAAGAATGAGATGCCAGTAATCCGCTCATTAACAAAGCTAGGACTTAAGGCAGACACCTCATCACCCACAGTACGTTGACCCCAATACTGCGTAGCCCAAGTGCTACCAGAAAGAGAAGCAGAACCAACAGTATCAATGGTAAACGTGTCCCCTTCAAGGTTGGTTACAACATCAGCTGCGGTGTAGTTACGTCCAGCACGGACAATACTCACAGCAGTAATCTGACGGTCATCGTTAATGGCAGTAACCTGAAGACGAAGGTTTAATCCGGTTCCATCATAGACCGGGAACTTCTGACCAATACTCCAACGAGCGTTGCCATTGCTGGTTACGCTAACAGCAGTAGGAATACCAGACACCGTTGTGGAGGTGGTATAAGCCGCAGCAGCAGCCTCGGAAAGCTCACGGAAGGTATAAGTACCATCAGCCTCACGGATGAGCGCATGGGGCATTGTGGTGGCATCTACGCCAAGAGAAACGTCCGGTCCAATGGTTTCAACCCAAGTACCAGCACCCTGAGCAGAGCCATCGCTGGTTTCAAACTCAAGATAATAGTCATCCTCATCAGCCTCACCTGCTCCAACACGAAGAACTTCTCCGTCAAGGAATTGATCAGGAAGATTCTCAACACCAGACACAACGCCTTTGTAAGCAGTCAGACCAGTACCCGAGATACTACCTGTTGCTTCAAGGCTAAAGTCTGCGTTGTCTGCCCGGCGAATGTGGATGTGGTTAGCAACACCCGTGGCAACGTAGTTGGGGTTACCATTAATCGAGCTAACAAGAGCATTGATAATGGTTTTAGTGTTTAGTTTAGATCCAGAACTAGATGGACTATTATAGGTAAAATCAGTACCATCAATAGTAACCCGATAGCTGGTGTCATACGCAATGGTCGTCAGCGTCACATAACCAAAAGGTACTTGTGCTGCTGAGTTAATACCATCATCCTCAACAAAGACACTACGGTTCAGAACAAAAACGTAATCGTTGATCTGAAGAACTTCAATGTCTGATGAGTTTGTGTGGGACGCATAGGTCTGGGCAGAACCACTAAGGGCATTTAAAGTCTGCTCAACACCGCTTTGACCATCCCACAAATTAAGTGTGCCGTCTTCATTGATTTGAAGAATCAGCTTATCGTCATCGCCTTTGGAAATAAAAAACCAGCTACCACCATTATCAGCATTTGCAAGACGCCGAATCAGCTTAGTGCCTGGACGCTTTAGTAATCCAAAAGTAGGGTCGGGGTAATAGTTATCGCATTCTCGGAACTGACCCGAAAGCATCAATGAGTCAGGCTGTTGCGATACCCCACCAATCAGACCGACGATTCTTTGTGAGATAGCAGCCATGATTATCGAGCAATAGCGCGGAATGGAGTATAGCTGATGTAAAGATTCTGGCCGTTCTCCTGACCAAAGATATTCACATCAGAACTGCTGGTATCATAGGCCAAGCAGTTAGCACGAAGAAGAGCTTCGTCTTGAGCATTGAAGGTTACCATTTCTTGGGAACCCAAAACCCGTCCAGAGAACACACGGGTAGCACGTTGAGTGATGTAGTCCTTAAAGACCTGAGGAAGATCAGTAAAGTCAAACTTCCACACAACATCACATTTCACTTGTTGTCCGGCAGTAAACGTGTAGGTGTGCTTTATCTTATCGTAAAGCTTGCCATCACGCAATACGGTCTGGTATTTCTGATTGTTAGCAAACTTATTATCCGAAACCTGGAGTGCTGTTGACGGAACAAAAATAAATCCATCATTATCAGCAGTAAAGGGATAGGCAACCTCCGTATTGAAGTGCCAGCCTTCACCTTGTACTTCTCTATCTACTTGCTCAAGAACGTCAAGAGCAATAGCGATTTCGGGGTTAGCGACATCTAGGCTTACCACCGGGGCTTGCCCGATGCCACTAAGCATCTGGTTAATAGCTTCTAGTTGAGTAGTCATTATGGTCGGGCAAGAAAAAAGGGGGCCATAAAGACCCCCGCATGAACGCATGAAAGAAGGAATCAGACGTTACGGAAAGCACCAGCCACAGCAGGACGGACAGAGCCGCAACCGTAGGCAAGGCGTCCCACGATCACATCGCCTTGATAGATCACCTTCGTGTCGGCACCGGTGGTTTGCACGCTGGGGCCAATAGCCTCAACGACACCAGCAGCGTCACGGTGGAAGATCAGACCACAGCTGTTATCGAAGTCACCGCCAGGGCCATCGCCGTAGTCGTTGTTCTCGCCAGCAGCAGGAGCCTCAATGGCAGTGCCAGCAGCAGAACCGTAGTTACCCAGGAAGGGAATGTTGTTGGACTTACGGATGGAGATACCAGCGATCTCATAGAGACCTTCACCGCTGTTCAGGGAACCCTGGCTACCGCCGAGCTCACGGTTCAGGATGTTGGTATCGACTTGGCTGATCAGAGCGTAGTACTGACGGGGGCTGAGGACAGCAACACGACCCTCTTGAGGGGCAGCCACTTCATCCAGACGGGCAGCAGCTTCAAAGAAGCCATCAACCAGTGCCTGAGCGTCATACTCGTTACCAGCACCCAGGTTGATTTGGAAGCCACCAGGCTCGCCGGTCACAGGGGCAGTAGCAGCAGAAGCTTGATCCAGCACGCGGAAGATGCGGCGGTCATAGTATTCTGCGAGGCTCTGGCCGATTTGACGGGCGATGGGGCCACGAATATCGTACTGGGCCAGAACTTCATCAAGGTTGTCCACGAACGCGGAGGCGACCAGCAGGTCATCCATTGCGATGGTGGTCTCTGCCACGTTGGGGTCACCGCTGCCCAGGATAGCATTACCAGGGGTGTGGTAACCAGCCGACACGCGACCAGTGTGAATGAATTGTGCTTCCTTGCCGTTCTTGAGGGTCCGGTTCATGACCAGGCCCTTAGCAATCGTAGCGTTACGGAAGGCCTCATAGACCTCACCGGTGAAGAGTTTCAGGAACAGAGCCTGAGTATCGCCCGCGCCGTTAGCCTGGCCGAGCTGAGTTACAGAAAAAGTCACTTGTCTTTAAAAGAATAAGATTAGGTTGTTATTGTTGCGAGAGTCCCGGGAAAAATTATTTAGTTGTTGGGTTGCCTTTCGTATTGGGTATCCACCGCAGCGGGCCAATACTCCAGTCATGACTGGGTTTTTTACGAGGTTATCCCGTCCTCAATAGGCATGGGGGACATTGCAGTCCCCACGATCTGTTAGAGAAGATCGCCGCTTGCAGCCAGGCGTTGTTCCACGTCAAGGCGATAGGCAGGGTCATTCCGATAACGAGAATCAGAAATTGCCCGAGCCAGTTCTGCTTGACTACGGAATCCTTTGACAGAATTTTTCACCGACTTTCCAGACATTCGTTTGCCCTCAAAGCCTACACTATCTGTGTAACGTTGATTGAGTGCATGGACTGCAAAGAAGATGGCATCCTTATTGCCACTATTGATTACATTATCAAAAGCAGCAACTTCATCTGGTTTTAGGTTGTCTGCTGCCCAAGCAAGAGTTTCGTTATAGGCAGCCTCACCACCAACCGAATTAAGAATAGCCGTTGCATCAGCATCAGACAGTTGCTGTTGTTGGATGGGCGTATTCTTTTGCAGTTCTAGATAAGCATCAATGAGTTGCTCAGACGGCATCTCCTTGAGCTTTTGAACTGTCTCTGGTTTCAGTTGGTTGGAGTTACTAAAGTATTCGTCAGAAGCTTCTTGGAGAAACTTGGTTGCTTCGGAAGTAGCATCTTCTTCGACAGTCTCTTCGGAAGTATCTTCCGTTGAATCGCCTTCTTCAGTACCTGCTTCTTCTTTCTTTCCAAGTTTGCTTTCCAGTTCTTTGTATGCCTTTTCCAAATCCTCAGCGGATTTGAACTTACCGGCATAACGCAGCTCTGACTCGGCGTCGTTTCGAGCTTGTTCATATTTAGCAAGATTGCGTTCTTCTTCTTCGGCAATCAGCTTATCACCAAGCTCCACAAGCCTCGCTTCCTCTGCCTGGCGGGCTTCGGTTGCTGCGGGGTCGTTTCCGTCAAAAGTGATTTCAGCCATAGGAGTGGTTTAGTGGGTGACGAGGGTAACTTTACCAAGACCAGGACTAACAATCCTTTTCTTGGGTTGGGGTTTGACTTTGTTTGTTTTTACCGTAGCTTTGCCAGCAGGCTTCCGCTTCGGCTCAAGAGAGGTAACGGTTGCCTTAGGTGCTTCGGTAACTTCAAAGTCTTCAGGATTCAGGGGCTGGTCGTTGAGGTCCAGCGGCAGGTCCGGTGACGACATTACTTACTTGTGCGAGAGTTTCGGCAGCAGCAGGGTTCTTAGCAGGATCCATGAGAGGAGACTTAGCAAAGTCGCTAGCCTGGTTCATCATGGCAGCTTGCATCTGTTGCTGTTGTGCTTGCTTCATTTCATTGTCACGTTCCTCAGCTGTCTTAATAAGCTGAAGCGGATCAATACCTTGAGCAGCAGCAAGGCGTTTGATAGCTTCATCAGGGTTGATGAACTTCATCATGGCCTCAGGTCCAAGGGACTGAGAAACAGTTTGAAGGAACATCATCAGTGATTCCCGATCCTGACCACGACCGATACCTTCGATACCAGCAATGACAGTTGGGAACACAACACCCTTAGGAAGTTTAGGCAACACACCCGAACGTTGCAACACAAACATCTTCCGTTGAAGATACGGACGCAACAGCTCAGTGGTCAGGTTGCCATAGATACCACCCAGCTGTTCGTTAAGTTCTTGCTGGGTAGCGCGAATCTCTTCTGCGGTAGTACGTTCAGATTGACGTACCGTAAGAATAAGAAACGCTTCGCTCAGCCGTTGTGTTAGCTGAGTGATCATTTGATATGCCGTTGAGAAGTCAGCCTGTTTGGCTACTTGAACCACGGACACATCTTCTTGACGGCCTTGGATAATTGCTCCGTTTCCGGCCTTTGCCAAAGTAGCAGGCTTAACGGTAGCAGAAGGAGATACCAGAAAGACAACCTTAGCAGAAGCAGCGGAACCTTCGACCATGGCTTGCATGAGTCCCTCAAGCGACTTAAGGTCACCGAGGTATTCTTCAATGCGGCCACGTCCGTAGTCTTCTCCATCGACAATGTTAAAGCGAAGGGGAAGCCAAGGGGTCGTGTTCTTTGGAGCTTTGCCGTAGCTGTCTTCAATGATCTCACCGTCTACTTCTTGACGCCAACGCCATTGGCCGTCGGTGAGTTTGGCCCAAGTATAGACCGCAGCCTCATCTTCACCAACAGTAACATCAATAGAAGGAGTAGCAGTGTTGTCATCTACTCGATTGATAGAGCGTTTTGGCTTTTGAAATTTTTCAGGTAGAAATTGACGGTTGATTGATTCAACAGTAACGATCTCGGTGGGCTGACCATCTCCATCACGGACGACCACATAGCGGTCAAGAGGGTACAGTTTTACACCACTCGAACCCATGTAGACCAGGACATTCCCGGTTACAATCAGATGCTTCATTGCCTGATGTAGGACCACTCGGTCCTGTGATTCGGCAACGTGTTGCATGATAACCCGTTCCATTTTGGACAGGCTCAAGTCGATCTCAGATTTGATCCGAGCATCTAGATTGGGGTCCGAGGCGAGCTTACCGTCGTTGATCTGAAGCTTGAAGAACGTAGCCGTTACAGGAAACAGGCTAAGCATCAGCTTCGAGGCCATGACGTTCGCGCCTTTGGCACCGATTGATTGCCAAGGAGTGGGCAGCTTCTGACCGTTAATTACACCCGTAGGAGTAAGGAGGTAAGGAAGACTAAGGCGAGCACACTCCCTAGCAGTATCAAGAAAGATCGTTCTGTCGCTAGCGAGTCGGGCGTACCGAGATGCGGCAGACGAGTTTTCCATTTAATTAGTTAGGGACATTGAGACCCATACCGCCAGACAAAGAGCTTGCGGTAGGAATCTGTTTAACTCCATACGTAGTTTTCAGAGAAGTACGAATGGGGCGCACACGTTGAGGAGTGCGGGTATTAGTGGAAGGGGTCTTTACAGAAGCAGCTTGGCTAGTAGAAATTGTGCCGAGTTGTGCTCGACTTTGTTGCTGACTTTCAAGAGCAGCAATTCGAGAGTTCAATTTAGCCTCTCTAGCAGAGGCTGCTGCCCTTTCACCATACAAATCTTTTGGGTCAAACTCACGGCCCTGCTGTTTAGCAAGCGTGCGGTAAGCAGCTCCACCAAACGGGTTGTTAGGGCCACCATCATAAGCACCAAATTGTTTTTCAAAGCCAGCGGACCCTTTCTCGTCGTATACACTACGAACATAGGAAGGATTAAGAGATGCGGTCATCAAAAGGGGGTTGTATCCAGATTTATTTTTTGAACTTTCTAATGCGGAACCAACTACTCCTGGAGATGCATTGGCTAAACACATAATCTGTTCCTCCGTTACTGAGCAGTAGGAACATTCAACCCAGTAGTCTGCCCGGAGATAGTTCCAACCTTAGGCTTAGGGGCTTTGAATGCACTAGCGCCTTTGGTCTTGTCTTTAGCTGATTTGGTTGTTGCTTTGCTTTGAATAGTAGCCACCTTCTGACCAGCACTAACAGGCGGCGGCGGAGGGGCAGGAGGAGCCGGAGGCGGTGGGGGAGGCGCAGGCATCTGCGGCATCGGAGGCGGGGGAGGCGGGGGAGGAGGAGAACCACCAAAACACATTGTTCTAATCTCGATTGGTTTTTGATTTAAGATACTTAATGACCGCAATAGCCCCGGCCTGGAAAGCTAGTTCCCGGTCGGAGATATTACAGTCAGGAAAGCGATCAGGATACATTTCTTCAAGCTCAGCAATAAGCCGAAGAAGGTCTACCTTGCCCCCAACAACCATGGTCAGGGGCAGGGCATCCTCATCTAGGTAGGCCATTTAGCCGTATTGTGGAAGGTCAACGTTACTTGCCTCGAAAAAGGCAGGCATTCTGGCTCTTTGCGTGTCCTTAAGACCGGGGGCCTTACCACGCTCATAGAGGGAATCGGATTGATTCATCCAGAAGTCTTTGTCCAAATACTTGTTCTTGTTGGACGAAAGAGAATCCATCACCCATCCAACAGTCGCTCGGCGTAAGCGATTGAGGCTTGATGTGGACTTGAGGCCCAGCTCGGAGCAGACCATCGAGTGTATGGCGACGTGCGTTTGCTCGTCTCTGCTGATGTCTGCGGCTGTGCTGCGGATTCCGATGTCTCCATTGAATCGGAAGAAGGGGAGGATGACGAAGAAGACACTGCGCTCAAGGATAGCTGCTTTCAGAATTGGATGCTCTGGTGCGTCTAGCCAAGCCTTGAGGATGTGCTTTGCTTCATCTTCATGCTTCTGGTTTGCACCGTGGGCATCAATGACATAGTTCAACGCCTGGTCATGACGCTCTTCATCCAATTGATTAGAAAGAAGAGCCTCTCGTAGACCAGGAGTATTGGGTAGTTCGCGCTCAAGTCCCTGCTGAAGGAACTCTCGCACAGGAAGTTCTAGGTGGCGGAGGCCAAGGGCGCGTTTAAGTGCGTCCTCAGCCCCTTCAACCACCTGTCCCTTTTGAACAGCCAGAGGCGTCCATTTACGCTTCCGGCTGACAACTTGATCGTAAGGCGACAGGATTTGGCTCATTCTCCGCAGGGGATACAAATTTCGTTTTCTGGTTTGATTTTGGGACAGCCGCAATCAGGATCAACTTCTTCTTCCTCAAAGCCAAAGAGATCACGGAAATCCTCGTCAAGAGCGGCGAGGGCGTCATCCTTGGATTGAGTGTCAGGCATCACCTGAAGGGAATAGTAAAGACTTGTCTGAGGAGAATAGATCCACTCATAGATAAAGTCTCGGTCATAAGTCACAACATCAGACCAGCTGTTAAAGCTGTATCCATGGAAGAGCAGGGTGTTCTGGAAGAGACGGATAATACCATCAGCCACTTCCTTGTAGGCATCCCAGCCCACCTCAGAGGCGATCTCTACATCCGGCGGGTAGTCATAAGACTGGACTCCGAAAGTCCCACTATCCCTATCGACGTGACGACTGATAGGAGGGGCCAACTCTGGGGCAGCAGTATAGCCACGCAGGTCGATGTTGTTATAAGAGCAGGAAGCCGTAGGCGCGATAGCAAACGCCCGGTCCATGTTGTGGAGTCGAGCAATCTGTGACGCAAGCTCAATGGCTTTTGCAAGTTCAGATACAAGTCGATATGCCGGAGTGTCCTCCGGTTGATGAGCATGGAATCTGGTTAGGGCGTTTCCAAACTCTTTATAAGTTACGCCGTTCTGGCAAAGGAAGTTAGCCAGACCAAGAATCCCAAGACCAACTTGTCGGTCAGTCTCGGGGGGAAGGTATTCACCAGTTTCCCCCACACCTGTTTTGGCGTGGAGGTCAATAAGACTGGTCATCCCTTCGGTAAACGCTTCAACAAGATCCTCGCGTTTGCAAGCACCAAGGTTGACATGCTGAAGCAGACAAGTGCCACGACTGCGGAGATACACCTCAAGGCAGACATTGCCGTAGATGCGATTCCCGAGAGAGTCATGGCGGATCTTGTTAAGCCAAATGTCGCCCTTTTTGATTCCTTCAATAGTGGCGTCAATCAGCTCATCGCTGGCATACTTGAGGAAGTTTTCATCAATATCAAGACAACGCTTAACCCAAGGCAACTCAGTACGAGAAGCATTGACAAACTCAAGTGCATCACCATGCGTATAATCGAGGTGCAAAACGCAAGCGCCGTTCTTGTAATGGCCGCCCCTACGAATGACTTCGTTAAGAGTAGAATAGATACGGCCAAAGGATACCGGACCAGAAGCAGTCAAGCCCTTACCATTTTCATGCCCCTTGGGGCGCAGCTTGGAAAGGTGAACGGCAACGCCTGCTCCATTTCGCAGGGCGTGGCTGACGTAGCGCCAGCTGGCCTCGATACCTTCCGGTCCCTCCATGCTGTCATCGACAACAAAGACAGTACAGGACACCGGCAGGCGGGACTCTGGGTTGTCAATCCAATTTTGAACACGGCCAGTGCGTGCAATCTTTTGTGCGATCATTGTCAGATGAGGTCGTCGAGAACAGGAGGTTGGTAGTTTGGTCCCTTCAATACTTTTCCATCGTCACGGCGAAGGGGTTTACCGTTGACAAGTTTGCTCATGTTCGATTCAAACACTCGCGTCATTGCGGTGTCTAAGTCCCAGCCACGAGCAGCTGCAAATTGATAACAAACAAAAACAAGATCAGCCAACTCTTTGAGCTGATGGACTTTGTTTTCTTCAAGCCTGCCAATAGGGCTAAACTCAAGATCAAAAGCTTCGTCAAACTCATTCCACTCTTCTTTAATAAGAGCGTGTTGAAGCTCATGGACTACTTCGTCTGTGGTGTTGATCGGTTGTTCCATTGCCAACCGAAATTTGATGGCTTGCTGGAGCAGCGGTTCCATTTAGGTGTTGCGGGTTTGTTGGAGTTGTTTGATCTTACGTTCAACGTAAGCCTTGACCTTTAACCAATCATCCATTTCGGATTCATAGTTTTTAAAACCAGCACGGCAAACGTACTTTACCACGTTCCCTGCCAGGTAGTCAAGCTCTTGATCAATGATAAAATCCCAGACTTCAATCGTCCCCCTCTTGTAATGAGTCGGACTGTATTTTGTTGTTGAAGAAGTCACGATAGGCAGGGTTGCGTCTAATTGAAAGGAGTTGGAGTTCCGTAAGTATTCTTCCCAGAAGTCCTGGTCGAAAGGCGAGTCGGTCGATTCGGAGTCGGACTCCAAGAATTGTTTGACGGATTCGTAACTGGATCCAGGTTGGGATACCGGACAGAACGAGGTAGAAAGCGTGGAAGACATTCGGGTCAATGACATAGATCGTTAATGCAATAAGACCTATGTCGAGTCCGATGATGATGGAGGGGTCCATAGGATTGGCTCCTTAGTGGTTGAGTTGTACTCACCAGGCCGGAGAATCCGGGCGAGACGAGCATTACGGATGGCGTCATCAAGGGAAAGACCTGCCTTTTCGTAGGAGGTCACCACAGCTTGCCATGGGTCTTCTGCCTTGGCAAGTATCTTTTCGGCACCCTTTGCGCCAATTCCAGGTACGCCCTTGTAGCCGTCAACTGGATCACCCGTAAGGCACTGCCGCCAAAACCAGTAGTCAGCTTCTTCAGGTGTTGTAAAGACCAGTTCATCCCCATTAAAGAGATGACAGCTGATCTGTTTCATGTCCTTGTCAGGAGAAACAAGAATAAAATCGCTAGGATCGAGATGACATTCCAGACCCAAAGCGTCGTCTGCTTCGAGGTTTTCATAACGGATGGTCTTGTAGTTGGCTTTACACCACTCAAGTAACCGTTTGTAACCTACCGGTTTCCGCTTGGTGCGTTTGCCCTTGTATTCAGAGTCAATAGTCTTGCGGAAATTTTTGCTGTCAGAAAAGAACAGCAACACACGGTCGGTTTCAAAGCGACGTTGTAAGCGATCAATCTCTTGGGTGAATGCTTTGATAACTTCTTTAAAGTTACTAGCAATAGTGATTAGATCATCACCCCAATCAAGTTCGATCTCATTGACCTGACAAGTGCGGTAAGCATAGAAGTCAGCATCAATGCGGAGCTCTGGTTCAATGACAATCGGCCCAGGTTTCTCCGTCCTTTGCTTCCCCTGCGAGGGGGACTTTGAGGTCGTAGTATTCGCCCGCTTGGACGATTGACCATTCGAGCGCGAACTTGGTGTCATTGATTAAGTGTGGTTGAACAGCGAGTTGAATTTCGTCATGGATCCACCCGAGCCATTGGTAGTCAATGTCCCAGTGGAGTTTCTGACTTTGGAACCACTCAAAAAGAATTACGTTCCAACGTTTGCACACAATTGCCCCAGCACTCTGTAAGAGATAGTTGAGGGCAGCATGTTTTTTCCCTTGTAGCTTGATTGGTCGGCCATCCAAGCCAACAAGAACGTCAGCGCGAGCAGACTCATCAACAGACTTGAGAAGACCATCAAGGCCGGGGATGGCCTTAAGGAACTTAGCCCTAATCTCTTTGCCAAGTGCTTTAGCTTCCGTTTCATTGAGGGACTTATTGAGGGAAGTTCCGATCTTGCGATCAGATGCGCCGTAGATAAACGCATAGGTCAAGGTTTTTACTTCTTTACGAGTACAGCCAACTCGATCTGCATTCTGTTGGTGAATGTCTCCGTTGACTACAACGTCAGCGAACGCACCACCATCAAACTCAGCGAGATAATGACCAAGCATCCGCAACTCCAAGCCGGAAGCATCGGCAGCAACCTGACGCATATTGCGACCAGGACCAAATAGTTCACGACAACGAGGGTCTGAACTCGTCTGGCCAAGATTTGGTCGGGAATGCGCGTTGCGACCGGTGTTGGTTGCAAGCTGGCAAGTATGGTGGATCCTTCCTTGGTTTGTGACCATTTTGAGCCAGGCGTTGGCTCCGTCACTGAGTTGTCCGAGGGCTTTTTGAAGCTCAAGGATGCGAGCAAAAGTTGTTGCCTCTTCGGTATCAATTGATTGGAGGACTCCTTCGTCAATCTTCGGTGCTCCGGTATCTGTAAATTGCTCAGGCTTCCAATCTCTCCAAGTAGCAAACGCAAAGGCAATGT